TCACGAGAATGCCGCCATGTTCGGCTCATACTCAGCCTGGCCGGCCGGCACCAGTTGGCCCTGCATGCGCGAGTCGTGATAGGCCCGGCTCACACTGGGAAAGCCGGTGATGGTCACGGAAAACGGCCATTCGTTCTTCGTCAGCCAACGCCGCATGCATGAAAAGCTGTTCGGGCGGCAGCCGATGAGCCCGGCCAATTCGCCGGCGGTCAGGTATGGATTCACTTCGTTATTCCTTTGCTTCCTGTATAGGCTCACCAGTCGGCACCAACTTCCAGCCGCCGCTGACAGGGCGCAGCCTGGAGATAGACACCTTCGTTTTCCCGCCTGTATCCCGGTCAACGCGGCCCATGACGACCTTCTCGCCCTCAATGGCATAGATGCGGCGCTGGCGTCCGTCCATACGGGGGTCCATGTCCTGCCATACCTGCCCGACTTTAACTTCCGTGCCGTCTTTCGTGACCGGATGAATCCCACCAGTCGGCGCCGCCAGCCGCGCATTAACTCGCTCCGCAAACCGCTCCCATACCACCTTGCGGACGCCTGTCAGCGGCCATGGCTCGCCCGGGATTTCTGGGAAAGCCTGATGCAGCATTTCACCAGTGACGCGGACCGGGGAGGGGAGAACCTTCCACGTTTCTGGCTGGGCGGGTGCGGCGGCAAGCATGGCCTTGTAAGCTGGCACGACACGGAAGGGAAACTTCGGCCATTCCCGCAGCTTCCACTGTGCAGCCTGACACATGGCTTGGTCGGGGTCTTCCGGCACCAGCTTCCAGCCCTTCGGTATTTCGCTCATCCCTGTTCTCCTGACATTTCCTGATGGTTGCTGACTTTTGACTGGTCCTGACCAGTGCTGACAAATTCCGACGTGCTGCAGGTGAGGCAGGGCAGCTTGCTGAGGGCGGTGGTGATGTAGCCGGTGCCGTGGCAGTGCTCGCAGGTTAAGCGGCTGTCTTGGGCGTTCATGCTACGATTCCTCCAAACAACATTGGAGACGAGAAATGGCAGCGGAAGTAGTTGAGCAAGGCATTAGGACCGGGGAGTGGCTTACCATTTTCGCTACACTTGTTGGCCCGATTCTGGCTGTACAAGTTCAGAAATTGGTTGAGGCCGGCCGCTCTAAGCGCGACATGAAAGAAAGTGTTTTTCGCCGTCTGATGGCGACAAGAGGGGCGCGACTTTCTGCGGAGCACGTCCAAGCCTTGAACATGATTGATATTGCCTTCTATGGTGTTCGTGTCTTTAGCTTCCATTGGCAATCTGCTGCTGAGAAAGAAGTGCGGCGGCGATGGCGCGATTATTTCGATTCGCTTGAAATCGATAACACCGGCTGGACTGAATCCCAGTCGGAAAGACTTATTGAATCGAGATATGAAAAATTCAATGCTTTGCTTTCCAGCATCGCAATCGCGCAGAACTACGACTTCGACCCGGTTGAGTTGCGCAGAAATATTTATAGCCCAAACGCTCACGGCACAATCGATGCGGAAAATAACGCCATTCGTTCTGGTCTTTCGAAGGTGCTCAATGGCGCCTCCACTATAAAAATGGATGTTGTCAGTTTCCCTGGCGGCGCCAGCGCAAACGGAGACCAAGGGCAAAGTGTGGGGTAGAAATCCAAAGGGCTTAGCCTTGGTGAGCAAATCTGTGATCATGCGAACATCCTTTGCTGTGAGCGCTGCAGCGCGAGCCGATCGGCGCAGGCCTTGTTGAGCCAAACTACTTCGGTGCGGATCCGGGCGCCGTCAGCTACTGCGCGACGCTCATGCCGTTCCCAATCGGCGAACAGATCGTTGTCGTAAAGCTCGGTTGGGTAGCCGGAAAGCACGACCATTCCTTGCAAGCCGTGGAGTACTCCGGCCAGTCGCCGGTGGTCGTCGTCGCTCAGCTCATGCCGGTACCCGTGCGTTTTGCTTGACCGCCCCTGCAGCGAAGACCTCGAGCTGTGGCAATAAGGCGGATCCGCATAGAAAAGCGTGTTCGGCGAATCCATCCGCTGCATGACTTCGATCGCGTCACGGTTTTCGACTACGACGCTGCGCAGCCGTCGCGTGAAAGTCGGGATTGCATCCGGCCAGGTGGAGTACTCCATGGATGGAAGCACGCGGCCGTCGGTCAACTTTGATCGAAAGCCGGTACGGCACGACCTGGTCGCGGAGTCGCTGCCATGGCCCATGAACGACTTGACGATGATCTTGTGGGCCGCATCCATGTCGTCGACCGCTGGTTCATAGGCCCAGTCAAACTCCTCCCGGGCGAAAGGCGTCAGTTCGACGCGGCGCTTTAGCTCGATCGCGCGTTCTGGGTCTCGAAGAATTCGAAACAGGTTCACGATCGAGCCGTCCAGGTCGTTGTAGCACTCTGCTCCACACGGCTTTTTCTGGAGCAGTACCGAGGCGGCGCCGCCGAACGGTTCGACGTACACGGCATGCTCCGGAAAGAAAGACAGGATCCAGGGCGCCAGGCGAAACTTACCGCCGTGGTAGCGCAGAACTGGACGGGTGATTTCGGTCATGCATTGCTCCATTCAGAATTAGTCCGGCCTCTCATCCGGCGACGCCTTGGCCGCTGCGCTCGCGAATATGCAGGGACTGCCTGTACCCTGTGCCATTAGCCCTTGGTAGGGATTCGGTGCTACTTGATGACCAGCCGTTTGCCGCGCACTTGCATGGCGCCAGGAACTTCCCGGCCCGCTTTGATTGCCTCGGCGATGGCTTTCTTGTCTGGCGCCGGCGGCGGGGCAACTGGCACCGTCATGAATTCCGCTGGCACCAGGCCGGGCTCGAACACGTCGACGCCGGGCGGATTGTTCTGGATCGAGATCGCGAAATGCGGGCATTCAATTTTCGTGATGCCGGCGATTTCCATGCAGGTCTTCAGGTACTCACGGATGTGCGTTGCGCGGTTCTCGATCGCCTTGCGCCGGGCTGCCATCTGCGCCTCGGCATCCTTGATAGCGGCCGCGCTGGCCTCCAGGTTGCGGATCGCATAGGCGACGTTCTGCGCTTTTACCTCCAGCGGATAGCTCTCGGCTTCGATCGTGTCAGCGATGGCCTGGGCGTCGTCCTGGGTGGACATCAGCGCCTCGACCATGCGTTTGTAGTCGTGGGCGATTTCGTAGAGTGCGATGCTCATGCTTGTTCCGCGTAGGCTGGTTGTGCAGCAGCTTCGAGCGCAGCCTTGCGTGCGTTCGTGGCGGTGGTCAGCGTCTTGTAAGCGTCGCGGTCATTCAGCGCTTCGGCGGCTGTCTTCGCTTTCGTGTACGCCGTCTTCAGCGTTGCCAGCGTGCTGGCGCTGTCGATCGATGCCAGGAAGTCGGCAAGGGTGCTTTCCGACATGCCGGCCGGCGCGGGCGGCGCTTCAGGGGGCTCCTCGTCCACGTGCAGATCGCCCTTGTGCCACAGGTCGAGTGCGGCGCCGAAGCGCATCGCGGCATTGCGCAACGCGTCGCCGATGCGTTCCTTCATGGCGTCGCCGCCGGTCTTGCCCTGGGCGTCGCCGTAGCCCCAGCGAGTCACGCCGCACACGGTCAGCTTGATCCACATGCCGCCGTCCTTGTCGATGATCGGCAGGCCGTTGGCGTCGATGCCAGCAGGCTCCCACGTCCAGTTCGGGTCGGATGCCAGCAGACGATCGGTCAGGGCGGCGTGACCGACGTAATCAAGCTGGATAGCCGGCAGACCGTGCCAGCCGCCGCACTTCGGGCATTTTCCCTTTTGGTTGTCCTTCTTCGTGCTGCGGCACATGGTGCTGACCTGGTTGGCGGGGAAGGGGCTCCGCATTAGTTCCAGTCCCGTCTTTTTCACTTCTGACATGCTGCTTCTCCTTGCTGCGTTGTTCTTCGTGCCATTCCAGGCATTCGGCCATGTCCTGCTGTTCCTGCTGCCAGTCTGCGCTGCGGCCCATGGCTTACTTCTGACTCGCGACCTGCGCCGGCGCCGCGCAGCTGGTCGGCGCCGGGTCCGGAAACATATTCAGCAGAAATACCAGCGCTATCACGAGCGCGAGGGAGCCCCACGCTAAGCGGCTGGAGACTTCGGTGGCGCGCGGCGCCCGGTATCCAACTTGGTGTTCTGATTGCTGGTGTGGCTTCATATCGCCTCCTGAATTAATCGCCGCTCTTTCCCGGCTGCCATCCGTTATCAGGTGTCTCGGAATCACCCCGGTACTAAGCCCCGGACGCTCGCCTGCGTTTTCTATGTAAAAACGCGCGAATAAATCGTTAAGCTGGCTCCGAGATCGAGCACAAGTTGTAGGCCCAGGCGTACAGCAGAACTCGCGCTTCGCCGTCGATGCATGTCTTTGGGTCGACTAGCATTTCACGGGCGATGCTTTTGGCCTTCTCGGAATCGGCCACTTGAACGGGGGTGTAGACGAGGGCGCTCACTTGTCGCCCTCCGCAATCATTGCGTCGGCTTGGGCATAGGCCCACTTGGCCCGCTCTTCGAAAGTGAAGCCGTCTGCGCCCGTCGGGTTCGTGGCGGCGGCCTGCATTGCCTTCGCTGCAAAGTAATCGCGTCTGGTGATTCCGACGAAAAGCGAATTGCCGAAAACCACCGGAAAAGCTTGACCTCCGGCCGCTTGCGCTACAGATTCTTTCTGCAGCCGCACCCGTTCTTTATCGTTTTTTATTTCTTCGAGACTTGGCATCCCATCCTCCATTAATCGCCTGCCGCGGGGCAGTGCATGAAGAACATTAAACCATGAGTTGAATTACTTAGTCAACCTTAGGTTGAATATTAATTCAACTAGGTAGTTAATACTGAGCATATATACAGTACTTATTTTCAGGTACTATCAGGAAAGTGATGCGCGGATGCTTCAAAAGTCTTTCAATCGGGCGTTACCAAACAGAAATGTAAAATAAAATGCGTTCCGCAGACTCGCATTTGGGCGATGGACAGAAAGGATGAGATGGCTTACAGCAAGGAACCGGCGAGACCAGAAGTGAGGCAAGCCCAGGTGGTACTGGATGCCTTTGAGGCAAACTTGCTTAAGAATTATCGAAGCATGACGCCTCAGGCCCAGGAGATGCTGGGGTCACTGGCGAAAGAATACGGGGAGATGTTCCCTCGGGCGCATGCTCCAGCGCTACGACTTGTCTCCAATACGGAGCGGCGTAAATAGCGCCTGCCTTGGCGCCACCCTGGCTGCGGCCAGAATCATGTTTTGCCCATCCACGCTGCAGCGGCGGAACAGCTGCAACAGTTCCGCCTCTTTCTCATTGACGCGCTCAAGCGCGGTATCCATCGCTTCCTCAGCAGCCGGCACCATATCGCGGCCGAATAGCTGATCCATTGTTAAACCGAGTGCTTCCGCAACGATCACCGCTTTCTCGCGAGAAATCTTCCCGCTGATCGTCCACTTCGACACAGCGTTGACGGATACGCCCGCCTTTTCGGCGAGCCAGCTCTGACCTTTTTGCAACGCTTTTAGACGCATTGCTATCGTTTTGCCAACATGTGAACTCATGCCGGCATAGTCGGTTGAATTATCGAAAGATTCAACCAAGCTCCAGTTGAATCGAGATTCAACCTGTGGTTTAATAGACGACATGGACACCAAAACTCTCTCCCCGATCGAAAAGGCAGTGGGCCTCGCCGGAGGCACTGCCAACCTCGCCAAGTCGTGCGGCGTGACCCAACAAGCCGTCTACAAGTGGCTTAAATCCGGGCACCCCCCGGTCGAGCGTTGCGTTGCGATTGAGCAGGCAGTGCGCGGCCGGGTGTCTCGCTTCGACCTCCTACCAGCGGATTTTTGCTCTGCTCCGCTGACAAAAGCTCGCAAGTAACCGTTGAAAAAATAATAGTTCAAAAGAGACAACAAAGCATGCAAATCGATTTACAAAAATCCCCGATTGGTCTCCTCCGCGACTACCTGGAAGTGTGGAGCAAGCGCACCGATGCGTCGAATCAGACGATTGCGGCAAATATCGTCGCGGCGCACGAAGAAATGGGCGGCCCAGCGCGCACCCGCATTACCTTCTCTCACTCTGGCGACATCTTCAAGCAGCTGGCGACGAACTGCACCAAGGTGTTCCGCTGGTTCGATGACCGCGAGAAGGACACCAACCTGCTCAGCGTGAATTTCCTGCCGGCGGTGCTGCGCGCCATGCCGCGCGACCTAGCGATGTCCTGGCTTAACGAGCTGCTGCGCCCGATTGGCTTCTGCGTTCGCGGCCTGGAAAAAGTGGAAAACGACTCACTGGATGTGACCACGCTGCTTTGCCAGAACATGAAGGAAACGGCCGAAGCAAATCAGGCCATGGCTGAGTATGCCGCCAACCCGACTGAAGCTGGCCTGCATCGCGTGGAACGCGAACTGGCGGAAGAAGTAGAGATCGGGCAGAAGGCGCTTGCCGAGGTGCGCGCCAAGCGCGGCCATGCTGCTGCCCTGAGAACCGTGAGGTCCGCATGAACCGTCCCGCCATGGCCGCCATCTTCATTGCCAGCGCCATTGTCAGCGCAGCCTGTGCTGCCGCTTCATCGCTTCTTTACTGGTGGGGAGTCCTGTGATGACCGAGCCCTTTGCATCGATCGCCGACATCAAGGCGCGTGTCGCCCAGGCGTTTGCCGAAGATCAGGCGATTTGCGCCTGCCCGTATCCGGCTGAGTCCGAAGCAGCTGCACTCTGGCGCGCTGAGTATGTGGCGCTGTCGAATCAGGCATGGGGCAGGGTGGCGGCGTGAACTCCCTCTATCGCGAGTTCACCCTGCGCAGCCCGGCCGACGCCGGCGCCATGGTCAACTTCATCAAGTCTAACGCCGCGGCCTTCGTCGACAAGGGCACGCCCCTCCGCGTGATCGTGACCGAAGAAGAAATGGACCGCCTGGACGAGCAAATCAAGTATTACTTTGGCGTGGTGGTCAAGGCGATCGCCGAACAGGTCTGGGTCGCTGGCCGCCAGTTCGACAAGGACGTGTGGCACGAGCAGCTGGCCAAGCAGTTCCTGCCGACGAAAGAGCTGGTCATGCCGGACGGCGAAATCGTGCTCAAGCGCAGTTCCATCGCGCGCGGCCAGATCAGCCTGAAGCGCATGGGCAAGTATCTGCAGGAAGTGGAGGCTTACGCGGCCACCGAGCATGGCGTGAGGTTCGAATGATCCGCTCCGCTCAATCCATCAAACCAAAATTCCGCCGCTGCAAGGAATGTGGCCAGCAGTATGAGAAGCGCACGATGGCGCATATCTACTGCAGCCCGCCTTGCCTGTTCGAAGCCAAGGCGAAGGCGGATGAGAAAAAGGCCAAGGCCGACTACCAGCGCCGCAAGGAAGCGATCAAAACCCGCTCCGACCACATGAAAGCCGCCCAGGTCGAGTTCAACAAATTCGTCCGCACCAGGGACGCCGGCAAGTCCTGCATCTGCTGCCCGGCGCCGTTGCAATCTGCTGCTGTCGGCGGAGGTTTTGACTGCGGGCATTACCGCTCTGTCGGGTCCGCACCGCACCTGCGCTTCGACGAACGCAATGCCCACGGCCAGACGAAGCAGTGCAACCGCTACGGCGCCGGCCGGGCCGTGGATTACCGGCTGGGCCTCATCGCCCGCATCGGACTGGCAGAAGTGGAAGCGCTGGAGGCCGAGCAGGGCGGCGGCAAGTGGACCGTCGACGAGCTCGTCGCCATCAAATTGAAATACCGGGCGAAGACCAAGGCGCTGCTGGCGCAACAGAAGGAATCGCAATGCTGACCCATACCGTCATCCCGCGCGGCGGCCGCTACCTGGTCGTCTACCCGACGCCCGGCTGTGATGTGCCGACGCCAGTGTGCAGCTGCGCCACTGAAGCGCAGGCCCTGGCCGAGTCCGAGCGCCTGAACCAGCAGCAGGTCGACCGCGCAGCCGCGATCGCCGAAGAGCAGCGCCTATGCGGCTTGTTCCGCATTCACTCGCAAACACTCTGTGCGGAGCACCAGCAATGAGCGCAAACGTCCATCGCATTGCCGACCACCAACCGAGGAGTCCCCAGGTGGAAAACGGATACATTCGGGTCGCCAACGAGCTGAACCAGGCCATCTGCCGGGCGCACCTCTCCGGCAACGAGATGGCTGTCGCCTTCGCCATCGTGGCCAAGACCTATGGCTACAACAAGAAGACGGACGACATGAGCGCCTCGCAGATCGGCGAATACTGCGACATCGCCCGCAACCATGTCACCGAGGTCCTGAAGTCGCTGGAGGCCCGGAACATCATCACCAAGCGACCAGGGAGGTACGGCAGCATCATCGGCATTCAGAAAGACTATTCCCTGTGGCTGCCGAAGGAAAAGCGCAAGGAAAAGCAAGTTGAACAGGCCGCTAGTCCGAGTTACGGACTAGGTGAGGAAGTAGTCCGTAACTCGGATTCAGATAGTCCGAAACTCGGACAGGTCGATAGTCCGAAAGATGGACACACAAAAGACAACCTTCCAAAAGACAACCAACAAAAGACAAAGCGCGCTTCGCGCCGGGGCAAAGAAAATTGCTTCGATTCCTGGATTGCAGAAACGAAAGAGCAGGGCATCAAGCCAATTCCTGAAGACCACTCCGTCTTCACCTATGCCGAGAAGATCGCCCTGCCGATCGACTACGTCCGGCTCTGCTGGCTGGAATTCAAAACCGAGCACGCCGGCAACACCGAGAAAACGCAGCGGGACTGGCCGAAGGCCTTTTCCAACTACGTCCGAAAAAATTACTACCGCCTGTGGTTCGGCAAGGATGGTGGCTGGTCCTTGACGACGCGCGGCATTCAACTCGAAAAAGAAATGAGGGGACAATAATGAAATTGAACGATATGCCAAGGGCTGCGGACTCGATCCACGCCGAGCAAAGCGTCCTTGGCGCACTGCTGCTCGACAATGACGCACTGGACCGCATTCCCGACCTAGAAGCCGCGCATTTCTACCGCCAGGACCACCAGCTGATCTTCGCCGAGATCTGCCGCCAGGTCTCCCGCGGCACCCGGGCCGACGTCATCACGATCTACGAGGCGCTGCACCAGCAGATCCCCGACTGCATGCCGTACCTGAACGCTATCGCCCAGAACACGCCCAGCGCCGCAACTATCGGGCGCTACGCCGAGACCGTGCTGGACCGCGCGCTGAAACGCGCCATGGGTGCTCTGGCAAGCGAGATGGCCGAGCAGCAGCATTCCGCGGCGCCGGCCGAGGAAGTGATCGACCGAATGGCGGCCCGCATCGAAGCGCTGGCGCAAAAGCGGACCAAGCAGGAGCCGCAGCGCATGGTCGACATGCTTGGTTCCTACGTCGACGTGATCAACCAGCGCATGGACGGCACAATCCGGCCGATCGAGACCGGCTTCGCGGATCTGGACCGGCGCCTCGACGGTGGCTTAGAGCGCGGCACGCTGACGATCGTCGCCGGCCGGCCAGGAACCGGAAAAACGGCTTTCGGCCTGTGCGTCGGCCGCAACGTCGCCGAATGGGGCTCCAGCCTGTTCCTGTCCATGGAAATGAGCCGCGACCAGGTCAACGACCGGAACATCGCCGCACTTGGCAAGCTGCCGCTGGCCTGGCTGCGCCGGCCGTCCGACAAGACCGCCGAGGGCAAGGAAAACTTCACCCGCATGTCGCATGCCTTTCAGCGCGCGGGCGAGCTCAACCTGTTCATCGATGACCAGACCAGCCTGAACATGATGGAGATCCGCGCCAAGGCGCGCGCGGTCAAGCGCAAGTCCGGCCTGGACATGCTGGTGATCGACCAACTGAGCTTCATCACCGGCGGCGACGGCGACAAATCTTGGGAGGTGATCGGGCAATACACCCGCGCGCTGCTGGCGCTGGCCAAGGAACTGAACCTCGCCATCGTCCTGCTGTGTCAGCTGAGCCGCAAGGTCGAGGAGCGCAACAACAAGCGGCCGATCATGTCCGACCTGGCCCTGTCCGGATCGATCGAGCAGGACGCGGCCAACATCATCTTCCTGTACCGGGACGAGCTCTACAACCCGGACAGCCGGGACAAGGGTATCTGCGAGGTCATCACCGCCAAGCAGCGCCAGGGCGAGCCGGGCGTCGTCGGGCTGGCGTACATCGGCGCGCAGACCAGGTTCGAGAGCTTGGCGGCGCCATGGAGTCCGGCAGCCATTGCTGCACCAACCCGCTCGAAAGGATTTGACTGATGCCAGCAAAAGGACAATTCAGCCCGCCAGTCCTGCCTCTCGGCCAGGCGCTGGAGCGTGCTATGGAGATGATCGACAGCGCCGACTGCGACGTGGCCATCTTTATGGTCGGCGGCGCCCTCACCAGCACGAAGAAGCGGTCTCAGGCCTACGAGAACAATCTGGCGCGCCTGGGCAACAACCTGGTCGGCGTCTACAACGCAGCCTCGGATGCGCGCCGGGTGCGGGCGGATCTAAGCGAGTTTTACCAAGGAGCGACAGTTTGAACGATCAAGAATTGCACGCCTACTGCGAGCAATGGCGCCAATGGTGCCTGACCCGGAAGTATTTCCTTGAGCCTGGTGCTCAGAACCTCCTCGCCCGTATGCAGCCGAGTAAGAGCGGCCCCAACATCGACAACGCCATGTCTGCCAGCCTGAGCTTTTTCAATATGGCGATTCATGCATTGGCTGAGATGAACTATGCCGATGCCGAATGCTTCATCGTGTTCTACTGCCGCCGCGCGAAGAACATCAAGGTCGAAGCCGCCCGACTGGGTATTCACCGCGATACGTTCTACGACAGGAAAAAGCGTTTCGCTCGGAAGGCTTACAGCATGTCCCTAAATTTTAGTTATATGCACAAGAAAGACTCAGCACCTGAACCGGACACAGTGGACTAAGAACGCCTAAAAAAGTTTTTCGCCAATTGAGGAATGGGCAAGTCGACACAGAATGATCAGTTTCTTTGCAGCTGGAACGGAGGAAAATTGACCCGAGCCGGTCATCAACATTGGAAGCTCTAAAAGCTGGAACGCAGCAGAAGCGGACGGATGACTGCGATGGAAACATGTGCGCCGATAGGCACGCACTTCACGACATAAGGACGTGGCGGTGATGATTACTTCGGCTTTTACGAAGCAACTCTCATTCCAACATCGGTTTTCGATGACAGAATATTTTGATATGGTGGGACGTCTGCTCAAGTATAGGAACGACTGACTGCCGCATTTCTAAGTTTGAACTACGCCAATTTAAATGACCTTAAGGAACAAATGAATATTCTCATCGCTGCAGATGGATCAACGTATACGATCAAGGCGGCAGAATATGTTGCTTCAAAGCCTGAATTTCTTCAGGCAGGGTCTCAGCTTCATGTTTTCCATGCCGAGCCACCAATCACATCTAATCGTGCGAAAGCGGTACTTGGTGCAGCAACTGTTGACAACTATTACAAGACCGAGTGCGAAGCTGCATTAGCTCCAGCGGAAAACGTTCTGCGCGAAAAAAATATTGCTTTTCATTCGGCATATGCGATCGGTGCGATCCCTGAGGAAATTCAAAAGTATGCAGAAAAACACTCGGTCGATTTGATTGTCATGGGTTCTCACGGCCACACTGCGCTGCGCAACCTTGTCCTTGGGTCGAATGCGACAAAAGTTCTTGCGCTCACAACTTTGCCAGTTCTGATCGTACGCTAGGAAGGTCAAGTTATCTGTTTTAAGAGTGTCGGGAAAAATCCCGACAAAATAGTTCTGGAGCAACCCCGACACTTTGGCCTAAAATCAGCCTCAATTCGATAGTCTGAATAACTGTCACTGGAGCCCGCACCTTGAAAGAGCAGCGGGCTTTTCTGCATCTGAAGATCGGGCTTAGCGCGGATGAGGCCATTGGGCAGTGCGTAGCTTGGGACTGGCGAACCCTTAGTCGAGTCAATCAGCCTTACACAGAGGAAGACGGAAGCCATCCGAGTGCCGCCACAAGCCGCACGCTACAGACGCCGGACGCTGTAACCGGCACGAATTGATAAAATGGCTCCCGCGGCGCGCTAGCTCGGGCGCTGAAAGAGTCGGGATTACGGCATGCTCTCTTAAGAGGGGATATCCGCAAGGATGGACGCAACATGCCGCCGAAAGAATAAGACCGGGTTTAGCTCCGGTCGCCGCAACACAGAACACGAAGCCCGCACCTCACCAGGTCGCGGGCTTTTTCATTCCGGAATCATCAATCGTGTATCGTTCTGCCTCCCACAATCAGGAGGCACGATGGACGGTAATCGGATGCAAGCGGTCCGGCAGGTATTAAACGGGACCGACGATATTGACCGTCAGGCGCACTTTTTCTGCGATCTTATGGTTGGCGATGGCGATTATAAGGGCGGGCCGGACGAAGGAATGAGTTTCGCCAGGGTGTTCAATAAGGGCTTGGACATGCATGTGACCGCCCATCACAGGAAAATTTTCGCCAAGTATTCGCAGGTGATTCGTCGAGAGGGCAGGGAAAGCTTTGTCTTCGGCAGATATAAATTTTTCCTGTTCGAAGAGGACCGAGTCGACCCATACCTTTTAGAGAAGCAGCCGTTTTATTCATTTGAGTTTGACGCGGGCGGACGAGTTCTTTCCGAAGAAGGATTGTTCACATCTCCTGCTCCGCATTTTGCATCGCAAATTACGGCTAACTTCAAAAGGACGATCCTCGCTGCCTTGCACGATCGCATGACAGACTAATTTGTGCTTGGAACCCATATGCATCTATCGACCATGATGGTCATCTGGTGGGCTATGTGGCTCCAGCAGTTCAAGACAGAGTCTCCTCCACCACGTCAGTGATGGATTCGCCCGCCCTCGAAAGAGTCAGCGGGCTTTTTTTATTCTGAGGTCACATGCTCGACATACTGACCGACACCAAGGCCCGGCTCGACAAGCTGGATCTGGAGGAAGGCGACACCCTAGTCGTCACCGTACCGGAGAAGCTGAGCGCAGAGAAGCGCATGCAGTACGTCCAGCTCATGCGCCGCAGCCTGCCGGCCGGCGTCAAGTGCCTGATCATCGATGGGGGCACGACGCTGGAGCGGTTGAAGCGTGAGCACGAGGCTAAGGTGGATAGCGCAGCGTACCGCGATGCGTTCGGGCCGAAGGTAGAGAGGCCGGGCAAGGTGGCATGGTGGCAGCGGTGGATGAGGAAGGATGCCTAAGCTCCAGACGCACAAGCCCAGGCTGGCCACGGTAGGCAGCAGGCTCGCAGTCATGCAGCCCGGCTCATGGAGGACGGACAAGCAGAGCAGCACCCAGCGCGGCTACACCTACAAGTGGCAGCAGGCCCGGGCCGGCTACCTTGTCTCGCACCCGTTCTGCGTGTACTGCCTGAGGGAGCACGGCATCACCACGCAGGACACGGACGAGCAACTTGCCCAGCTTGCAGCCAAGGGCGTAGGCAGGCTGCCATTCGCGAGCGTGGTCGACCACATCGAGCCGCATCGGGGCAACATGACGCTATTCTGGGACAAGACGAATTGGCAGAGTTTGTATGCCACCCACCACAGTGCGGACAAGCAGCGCGAGGAAGCGCAGCAGGGGTAGGGTGGGTAAAAAGTATGGGAGGCAACCCGCTCTAGACCGCATGTGATCCCACGCGCGGAAAATAACTCCCTTTTCAAAGGAATTCAGCAAATGGCAGGCGTAGCAGGTAAGAGCGGAGGCCCGCGAAAAAACGCTGGTGGCGCTCGACCAGGCGCCGGCAGAAAGCCGAAACCGAAGCAGGAAGCAGCGGTAACCGGGTATTCGGACCCGCTGGATTTCTTGCGCGCTGTCTGGAAAGGCGAAGTCGAGGCGACCGCGGCGCAAGTGCGGGCGGCGCAAGCAGCCCTGCCATTCATCCACCAGAAGCTGGGCGAGGGCGGCAAGAAAGAGCAGCGCGAGGACGCGGCGAAGAAGGTGGCCAGCCGGTTCGCGCCAGCCGCGCCGCCAAAGCTGGTTGCCGCCGGCGGTAAAAAGGTGTGATGAAGAAGTGGACGACGGCCTGCAAGGACTGGGAGCGCAGGCTGGTCGCGGGAAAGTCGATCATCCCGCCGCCGATCTTCGCGGACCAGGCGGAGCAGGCGCTGGCGATCTTCAAGGAACTGCGCGTGGTCGACCTGCCCGGCAAGCCGACGTTCGGCGAGTGCAGCGAGCAGTGGGTGTTCGACTTCGTGGCTGCCATCTTCGGCGCCTATGACGCGGAGGAAGGCAAGCAACTGATCCGGGAGTTCTTCCTGCTCATCAGCAAGAAGAACACGAAGTCCACGATCGCGGCCGGCATCATGCTGACGGCGGTCATCCTGTGCTGGCGCGAGGAAGAGGAGCACCTGATCCTGGCGCCGACCAAGGAGGTGGCGGACAACTCGTTCAAGCCGGCCGCGGGGATGATCCGGGCCGACGAAGAGCTGTCAGCGCTGTTCCACATCCAGGACCACATCCGGACAATTACGCACCGCGTCACGCGCGCATCGCTGAAGGTGGTCGCGGCTGACACGGACACGGTCTCGGGCAAGAAGTCGGGCCGCATCCTGGTGGACGAGCACTGGCTTTTCGGCGCTCGCGCCAACGCCAATGCCATGTTCATGGAGGCGACCGGCGGCCAGGTGTCGCGCGACGAGGGATGGGTCATTTTCCTGACGACGCAGAGCGATCAGCCGCCGGCGGGCGTGTTCAAGGAGAAGCTGCAGTACTACCGGGACGTGCGGGACGGGAAGATCGAGGACCGCAAGTCACTGGGCGTGATTTATGAGTTCCCCGACGCCATGATCAAGTCGAAAGCGTACCTGGATCCGGCGAATTTCTACATCACGAACCCGAATATCGGGCGCTCGGTCAGCGCTGAATGGCTGGAAGACCAGCTCAAAAAGAATCAGGCCAAGAAGGATGGCTCCTTCAACCAGTTCCTGGCAAAGCATCTGAACGTCGAGATCGGCATGAATCTCCGGTCCGATCGCTGGACCGGCGCCGATTTCTGGCAGCAGCAGGCTCGGCCGGCGTTCACGCTGCAGGAATTGATCGAGCGTTCGGAGGTGATCACGGTCGGCATCGACGGCGGCGGCCTGGATGACCTGCTTGGACTGGCTGCCGTCGGCCGGGAGGCGGGGACCGGGCGCTGGATTCTGTGGGTGCATGCTTGGGCTCACCCGATTGCGCTGGAGCGCCGGAAAAGCGAGGAAAGCAAGTATCTGGATTTCCAGAACGATGGCGACCTGACGATCATCGACACCTTGCCCGGCGACGTGGCACAGGTGGCGGAAGTCGTCGCTGAGATCTACGCCTCTGGCAAGCTCGCTTCGGTCGGGCTGGATCCGGAGAAGACGCACAAGATCATGTTCCAAGCGCTGATCGACGCTGGCATTCCGGAGGAAATCTGCTTCGCGATCACGCAGGGCTGGAAGCTGGTGGGTCCGATCACAGTGGCAGAGCGGAAGCTGGCGGAGGGTGTGCTCATCCACGCCGGCCAAGCAATGATGACCTGGTGCGTGGGTAACGCCAGGACGGTCCCGCATGGAAATGCGGTTTCTATCGATAAGCAGGCATCAGGGACGGCCAAGATTGACCCCCTGATGGCGATGTTCAACGCAGTTTCGCTCATGAGCCTCAACCCGGAAGCGGTCGGAAGCTACGGGGAGGCCCTGGCGAACCCGATCAAAATATTAAGGCGATCATGAAATCACTCCCGCCATACGCATTTGGCTTGCTGGCGCTCGTGCTCGGCTGGCTGCTGCTCGGCGCCGGCGTGTTCCTGCTCGCCGGCCTGGGCTGGGCGCTGCTGTGCGCGTCGGTCCCGTTCATCGGCTTCGCGCTGGTCATTTTTCGGGGGCTGACGCGTGCAGAATAAAACCCTGGCAAGCATTCTGGGCCTCGGCCTGGCAAACATCGGCCGAAAGTCCATCGGCAGCAAGGAAAGCGGCTTTTTTTCGCAATGGGGTTGGAATACCGGCGGAACCTGGTCCGGAAAGTCCATTACCGCCGACTCCGCGCTTCAAAATGACACCGTTTGGGCCTGCGTGAAGCTCATTTCGGAGGCGGTTTCGACGCTTCCGCTGGGCTTTTACAAGCGCACGGCGAAGGGTGGACGGGAGTCCGCTGGCGAACATCCGCTGTACGAGCTGCTGCACAGCCAGCCAAACGCCCGCATGTCGGCCGTGAATTACTGGCAGGCGGTGTCTGCATCGCTGCTTTTGTGGGGCAATGCCTATACGGAGATCATCCGCGCGCGCAACGGCCGCATCAGTTCGCTGGAATTCATCAATCCGGCGCAGGTGCGGCTCTCACGCGACGGCAATGGCCTGCTGCAGTACGCCTACGTGAGCGGCACGGTCACCCGCGACATCCCGCGTGACGCCATGATGCACATGAAGTCGTTCACTCTGGACGGCGAGGTCGGCCTGTCGGCCATCCAGTACGGCCGCAATGCGATCGGCAGCGCACTGGCGGCGGACCAGGCCAGCGACGAGACATTCCGCGGCGCCTCCCGGGCGAATGCCCTGGTGCAGGTCGACGCGATCCTGAATAAGGAGCAGCGCGCCCAGATTGGCGGCCACATCGAGGACGTGTCGCAGAACGGCGGCGTCTATGTGCTTGAAAAAGGCATGGGCTACCAGAGTCTGAAGTTCAATCCGGTCGACGCCGAGCTGCTGGCCAGCCGGGCGTTCTCGGTGGAGACCATCTGCCGCTGGTTCCGGGTCCCGCCGGTCATGATCGGGCACGGCGACAAGCAATCGAGCTGGCCGACCAGCACCGACGCCCAAGGAGCTCTGTTCGTGCGCTATGTGCTGCGCGCCTGCATCCTCGGCATCGAACAGGAGATCCGCCGCGCGCTGCTGACGCCGACCGAGCGCCTGACCTACTTCGCCGAGTTCTCGGTCGAAGGCCTGCTGCGCGGCGACACCGCGGCGCGCTCGGCCTTCTACGCGACCGCGCTGCAAAACGGCTACATGACATCGAACGAGGTGCGCGCGCTGGAAAACCTGCCGCCAGTGACGGGCGGCGACGAGCTGCGCGTGCAATCGAACCTGGTTCCCCTGGCGAAGCTGGGCGAGGTGACCGGCGCCAGTGCGGCGCGCTCCGCGCTGCTCGGCTGGCTAAACGAGAAGGATGAAACATGAAACGCAAATCCGCATCCGGGCTGCAAACCCGGGACTTCAACTTTGACATCAAGGCCGTCGAAAAAGACGGCTTTTTTTCGGGCTACGGTTCCGTGTTCGGCGTCAAGGACAGCTACGGCGAGATCGTGGCGCCCGGCGCGTTCAAGGCGAGCATCAACGCGCGCGCCGAGCGTGGCCGCAAGCTCCCGATTCTGTGGCAGCACCGCAGCGGCGAGCCGCTGGGCGTCTACGAGGTCGTGAAAGAAGACAGCACCGGCCTGTACATGGAGGGCCGCCTGCTGGTCAACGACGTCGCCCAGGCAAAGGAGGCCCAGGCGCTGATGAAGGCTGGCGCCGTGACAGGCCTGTCGATCGGCTACTACGTGAAGGCCGACAGCTGGAACGAGAAAGACAAGGTCCGCACGCTCACCGAGGTCGACCTGCAAGAAACCAGCATCGTGACCTTCCCGGCCAACGACGAGGCCCGGGTCGAGGTCGTCAAGTCCATGGAACACATCATCAAGGCCGGCCGTATGCCGACCCTTGCCGAATTTGAAGACTTCCTGAGGGATTCAGGCGGGTTTTCGAAATCTCAAGCCACTGTCATCGCTGGCCGTGGCCTGAGGGAATTGCTCAGTCGGAGTGAGTCCGGCAGCGACCCCAGCGATGCATTGCAGCTGCTGAAATCCTTCAGCCTGAAATAAACCACCCCCCATTTCCAATCCCGAAAGGCACCAAATGAAATTCCAAGCAAAACATTTCTCCTGGGTCATGGTCGGCCTGGCCCTCGTCTCGTTCGGCGCGCAGGCGGCCGGCTTCGACGTCTCCGGCTTCATGACGCAGCACGCGGACATCATCGGCGGTCTCGCGCTGGTCGGCTTTGCCGGCGAAGTCGCGGTGAACGACCCGGCTGCCATCAAGGCAGCACTCGACAAGATCAGCGACCAGGTAAAAGAGAAGGGCGAGGAAGCTCTTGCCGAAGCCAAGAAGGGTCACGACCTGTCCCAGAAGGCCAAGGAAACGGCCGACGAGCTGCTGGTCAAATTCAACGGCCTGCAAGCCGAGCTGCGCGAAGTCGAGCAGAAGGCAGTTTCCCGCAATGCCGAGCCGCCGCGCGTCAAGTCGTACGGCGAGCAGATCGTCGAGTCCGAGAAGTACAAGAGCATGATGTCCAACGGCGGCCGTGGCTCGTTCAGCCTGGAGCTCAAGCAGGTGACGTCGGCCGCCGCCGGCGCGCTGATCCGCCCTCTCTACGAGACCGAGATCGTCGCGCTGCCGCAGCGCCGCTTCACGGTGCGTGACCTTCTGCCGGTGGTGCCCATCGCCACCAGCTCGGTCGACTATCCGAAGCAGACCACCCGCACCAACAACGCGGCGACGGTCGCTGAATCGGCGGCCAAGCCGTATTCCGACTACGCATGGTCGAACGCGACCGCGCCGGTCCGTACCATCGCCCACCTGGCCAAGCTCACCCGTCAGGCAATGGACGATGCGCCGCGGCTGATCGGCGAAGTCGACGCAGAAATGCGTTATGGCCTGCGCCTGGTCGAGGAAGCGCAACTGCTCAACGGTAATGGCACCGGCCAGAACCTGTCTGGCATCATGACCCAGGCAACCGCCTACGTCGCGCCGATCACCATCGCCGGCGCCACGTCGCTGGACATGCTGCGCCTGGCGATGCTGCAGGCTGCTCTGGCGCTGTACCCGGCCGACGGCATCGTGCTCAGCCAGCAAGACTGGGCCCGCATCCAGCTGCAGAAGACCACCGACGGCGCTTACCTGTTCGCCAACCCGCAAGGCACCGTGGAAGCGCGTCTGTGGGGCCTGCCGGTGGTCGACACCCCAGCAATGCCGGTCGACGCCTTCCTGGTCGGCGCATTCCGCTTCGGCGCGACGCTGTACGACCGCATGGGCATCGAGGTGCTGATCTCCACCGAGAACGCCGACGACTTCGAGAAGAACCTTGCCACTATGAGGGCAGAGGAAAGGATCGCACTCGCCGTCAAACGGCCAGGCAGCTTTATTGCCGGAGATTTTGGCCTCGTAGCATAAAAGCAACAATGTTAAAATAGCAAAGCCGGTTAGGACGGGAATCCTAGCCGGCTTCTACAACTAACGACCGTCGAAGGGTCATCAGATGCTGCCGGATTGTACCAAAACGGAGTTACAGAAACGTGCTGACTACATGCGCGAGTATGGCCGCAGGCGAGGTGCAATCGCGGTCAAGGGAGTGCAAATCACATGCGCCAGATGCGGCAAGCAAACTGAGAAGCAGCACAGGGCGCACGACTGGTGCGCAGATTGTACGAAGCCAGCTCAACTTGAGCGGAGGCGTGCGAGAAATGCGGCAAAAGGCGCTGTGTCGGTCGGAAGCGCACTGGAATGCCTTGAATGCAAGGCTGTATGCGTGAAAATCCATAAGCGCCAGAAATACTGCGTGCCGTGTATGGAATTAGTCAAATCATCGAACCTGCCAGCCTATCGCGCCTGGAATCAGCAGTACCAGAGAGAGCGGACTAAGCGCGTCCGCCGCGAAAATCCAGCTAAAGCCATTTCGGAGCGGATCACCGCTCAAATAGGTCATGCGATCAGAGGTAAAAAGGCCGGCCGCAAATGGGAGTCGATCGTTGGCTACAGCGTCAAAGAATTAATGGATCACCTTGAGCGACAGTTCCTCAAGGGGATGAGTTGGGAAAACAGGTCTTCCTGGCACATAGACCATATCGTGCCCCTGACCAGTTTCACGTTTTCGGGCGTGGATGACCCCGAGCTAAAGCGAGCATGGGCATTAACCAATTTGAGACCACTGTGGGCCGCGGATAACGTCCGAAAGAGCGACCAGCGAACGCACTTGCTGTAACCCCCGAAGCCCGCACCTAGCGGGCTTTTTTCATGGAGAAAGACATGCATATCAAATTGCTGAAACACGTGCTGGTCGGCGACACCGACGTCATGCCAACCGCGCGCGGCACCGTGGTCGAGGTAAGCGACGCCCAGGGCAAGGAATTCGTCGCCGGAGGCCTGGCCGACGAGGTAAAGGCGTCCGAGGCAAAGAAAGCCCCGGCCCCCGAAAACAAGATGGCCGCCGCACCAGCCAACAAGGCAGCGTCCAAAGAAGTGAAGGCCGCCAAATGAAGACCGTCGAACAACTGGAAGCCGAGCTCGACGCGGCGCGCGTGAGGCGCTACGAGCAGGAAGTGGCAACCGAGGCCGCGCAGCGCATCAACATCGCCCTGGCCGGCATCGAAGGCTATCTGATCCACCTGCCTGAAGGCATCGCAGCGGAATTCGCGGCGCTGGTCGCCAAGGCTAAATCGTTGAGCGAGGGTTAATCATGGCAATCGTGCCTGGCATCTGCAACAGCTTCAAACAGGACGTACTCGCCATGACGCCGCATACGGCTGCCGACGTGTACAAAATAGCGCTGTACCCGAGCACGGCAAATCTGAGTAAGGCGACAGCCGCGTACTCCGCAACCGGCGAAGTCACCGGCCAGGGTTATACCGCGGGCGGCGTAGTGCTGACCGGCTTTAGCGTGACGCTGGACGGCGACTCCGGCATTCTCGACTGGTCGACCGACCCGACTATCCCGAACTCGACTATTACTGCCAGGGGCGGGCTGATTTACAACTCCAGCCGATCGAACAAAGCGGTTGCAGTGATCGAGTTCCAGAATGCTGGTGTGCCCACCGACGTGACCAGCACAAACGGCACCTTCACGATCACGCTGCCTGCGCCGACCGCGGCTGCCGGCCTGGTTCGGATCGGCTGATATGGGCCTGCGTGACGAAATCCTTGCGCGCACCGACTGCGCCGATGCGGTTGCCGCACGCGACCTAGACGCGCTGGCCGCGCTGGTGTCTGCTGGACGGACTGCGACTCAGCGCGTACCCATCGAGGACGTGCAGGCGCACCTGCAAAGCTCCGGCCTGTGGTGGCCCATCAAGGCTGTGGCGGCGCAATCACAGCATCCTGCATATCAGGCAGCGGTTGCCATTTTGGACGTGGCAGAGGCCCGCTATCAGCGCCTGGACATGACGCTGCCGATCATCGCGCAGATGCTGGGCGGCCTGGTCGCAACCGGCGTCATGCCGCAGTCCGAAATGGATTCGCTGATCGCCATGAGCGTCATTCCTGATCCTGTCTCGCGCGCCGATGTGGAAGCAGCGCTGTTCAACCCTGATGGGAGCATGAAGTAATGGCGCTCACAAAAACTTCCGTCACGCTGCTGGCGTCGCAATCCGTGGTGGCCGGCCTGAGCAAGGCCACTGCCGTTTTCGGCGCATGGGTTGATACCCGCGCCTATGGCCGGCAAACCGTTCGCTGGAAGCTGACGAATGGTGGGAGTGCGCCCGGCGTCGCGCCAACGCTGATCGTCCAAACCTCGCCGGACAACGGCACGACGGTCTACGACGAATATACAGTCGGCGGCGACACTATTACAAACAGCGTGAACAGTGGTCCGATCGCTACTGATGACACCACCATGTATGTTCGAGTCGGCGTGTACGGCCACACGACCAATACTGTGACCGCAGAAGCAACGCTGCAAACTGAGACGCTGTAATGCCAGCAGCACGCATCCAGCCGCAGGGGCGGGTACGGCTTAATAGCAGCAATCCGCTAACGCGGGGCATCGTTGACGCTTGGCTTCCTGGCGTCAGCACACGCGGTATTGTTACGGGCGTTGATTCTTCCACTGTAGCATCTGGATCAAAAGTTGCTACCGCCGCTGGCATTGGATTCAAGACAACAGCAACGGGGCGGCGCTATTCGACAACGATATTAAACGGGCAGTCAATTGCCTGGTTGGTCCTTGCCACGCGCGATACGACTGCGGGGAGCGGCTATGTCAGCGCCGTGCGTAAAGACGGCACAATTACGCCTCTGCAAGAAGATGGCACGAACGTCAACGCGGTCGGATTCGGCGGCGTTTCATTTGCCGCATACGGCCCGCTTAGCGCGTTTCAAGGCAAAACAAGCACTTTTTGCGGCGTAACAAGCGCAACAGAGCGCGCAGTTTTCGCCAATAGCGGCGCAAATGTCGGGCTTGGTGGCTCATGGCAATCCGGGACTAATCCGTTTTGTATTGGGGCCAACGAAAACGGCGGCGAAGTTGCTACGATGTGGACGGTCCACCTTGTTGTCGCATGGCAGGGCGCTAACGTCCCAACCTCCGCGCAGTTGCGCGCGCTATCCGCGAACCCTTGGCAGCTGTTCGAAGGCCAAGCGCCGATGCTGTACGCAGCAAGCGCGCCGGCTGTCGTCAATGGCAACGCGACGTTATCTGGCGTATCCGCATCCTCGGCAGTGGGCAGCGCAACAGCATCCGGCCAGGGTCGCGCAGCACCTGTCGGCGTATCGGCATCGGCATCTGTCGGAACGGCTACGGCAGCAGGATCAACGGTCGTCAACGCCTCGGCGTCGCCCGCTGGCGTCAGCGCAGCCGCGGCAGTGGGTATCCCGGCAGCATCCGGCGCGGCGAATAGTGCCGCAACTGGCGTCTCTGCGGTCGCTTCGGTCGGCACGGTCAGCGCATCGGGCGCCACGGTCATCAATGGATCGGCTTCCCCTGCCGGCGTATCTGATGCTTCGGCGGTCGGCGCACCGGCAGCCAGCGGCACGGCGTCTGTTGCGCCTGCGGGTGTCTCGGCGTCGGCATTGGTCGGCAGCGTATCCGCATCGGGCGCGACGGTCGTCCACGGCAATGCTGCTGCGGCTGGCGTAGCGGCCTCCAGTGCGGTCGGATCAGCCGCGGCGAACGGAACAGCACGCGCGACGCCGAGCGGCGTCCAGGCGGCTGTAGCAGTCGGCGCGGCATCGGCAAACGGCGGCGTGTCAGTCGCTGGCAATGCGCAGCCGGCTGGTGTCGCGGCCATCGCTTCGGTCGGCACGCCATCGGCCACCGGCGCCACGGTCGTTCACGGCAACGCATCAGCCGCGGGCGTGGCAGCTGCAGCATCGGTTGGGACCGTCACGGTATCGGCCAGCGCGCGGGCAATGCCTGCCGGCGTGTCGGTGCTGGCGACCATCGGGCAGCCGATTGCGTCCGGCCAGATCCAGATGAACGGGACTGCGCTGCCTGCTGGCGTGGTTGCCTATGCCTACGTCGGCCAGGTAACGGCCAGCAGCATGACATTCGCTCGCGCGCCAGCCGGCCCCGGCTATTCCCGCCCATTCACGAACACGACCCGGCCGCACCAGGTCAACACGAGACGCACACGATGACTGAAAAACTGAAGACGCGGTCGACAGAAATGCCGATCACGAAGGAACTCGCGCGCGCCGCGGTCGCAGCCGACGGCGAGGAGCTTGACCCGCTGATCGAGACCTTCGTGCGCGGCATCACGGCCGAGATCGAGCACCGGATCGGCCAGAAGGTCATGGTCCAGACCTGGCTGTGGATCGGCGACCGGTTTCCGACCGATATCGTGCTCCCGCACCCGGTCCGCTCGGTGGTCTCGGTCAAGTTCATCGACGCGGCCGGCATCATGCAGACGCTGGATCCTGCCGATTACAAGCTGGTGGGCGAGCAGTACGAAACGTGGCTGGTGCCTGGCGATGGCCGGGCATGGCCGGAAACGTTCGACACGGTCAGCGCGGTCACGGTGGAAGTGATTGCCGGCATGGCCGAGACGCCGGAAGAGGTCGACCCGGCTATCTCTTCGTTCATCCTTCTGCGACTGCGCGAGGAAATGGACCCGGACCCGCGCAATGCGATCGCGATCGAGTATTGCGCGCGGAAGCTGGACGGCCTGCGGAGCTATCGATGAGCCTCGGGGCGAAGCTGAAACACCGGGTCATGCTGCAGCAACGCGGCCCGGGCCGGGATGAGTACGGACAGGAAGTCGACGCCAATTGGACCGACGTCGTATCGGTGCGCGCTGCCGTGGAGGATATTTCCGGCCGTCAGTACGTCGCAGCTCAGGCCACGCAGAACTCAGTGCAGACCAAGGTGACGATTCGCCAGCGCGACGGCATCGTTCCCACTATGCGCGTTGTCTGGAATGACACGAATTACGACATCGAAGCCGTCCTTGAAACGCAGGAAGGCACGCTGGAACTGATGTGCAAAAAAGGCGTAAGCAATGGCTGACTCCTTCCTGAAGCTCGACGGCTTCAAGGAGCTGGCCGCTGCCATGCGCGAGCTGCCCGAGCGGGTCGCAAAGAATGCGTTGCGCTCTGCCGTCTCATCAGCCGCCGCCGTGGTGCGCGACGAAGCCAAGTTGCGCGCACCTGTCGACACCGGCGAAATGAAGCGAGACATCATGATCAAGCGCGAGCGGGACGCCAAGGGCGGGCCAATGGTGGCCACCTATTCGGTCTATGTGCGCAGCGGCAAAAAGTCCCGGCTGGCCGGTAAGAAGCGGAACGTGCAACGGGACAGTTTTTACTGGCGCTTCGTCGAATATGGTACCGCCAAGATGGCTGCACAGCCTTTTATGCGCCCGGCCTTCCAAGCAAAGAAGGAAGCTGCCATCGATGCGATGCGCGAGAAGCTGGACGCTCGCATTCAAAAAGAAGCAACCGAACTGTCTAAAAAATGAGCATCCAATCCGACTTGCACGCGCTACTGACTGGGATTGTCGCAGCAGATCAGATCTACCCAGTCTCCGCGCGAGCCCCAGTCCAGCCGTACATCGTCTACCAGCGCGTTTCTGCCGTGCCAGAGAACGTTCTCGCCGGCAATGGTGGGAACAATCCGCTGATCAACACCCGGCTGCAGATAGACGTGTATGCAACCCTCTATGGCGAGGCTCAGGCCAAGGCGCAGGCAATCAAAGACGCGCTGCGCGACTGGCCCGTCCAGAACGTAACGAATTCCGAGCAGGACTTTTTTGAGGACGGTGTGAATCTGCATCGCGTGATGATCGATATTTCAACCTGGCACAACTAAAACTATGGCACTCAGCAAAGAACAAATCCTGTCCGCAAAAGACTTCACCAGCGAAATCGTCCCAGTCGAAGCGTGGGGCGGCGAAGTGCATATCCGGGCCATGTCCGGCGCCGAGCGCGACGCATTCCGCGCGGCTATCGAGGGCGGCCAAGCGCCGGTCGGCAAGTTCGAAGCATCACTGCTGGCGCTGACCCTGGCCGACGAGCACGGTGCGCTGCTGTTTACGCTGCAGGAAGTCGAGGCGCTGCGCGGCAAGTCGGCCGCTGTGCTGGACAAGCTGGCGCAGGAAGCCATGCGCATCAACGGCATGACCGCCGCGGCACAGGAAGAAGCCGCAAAAAACTAAAAGCGCGGCCGGAGCGAAAGTTCTGGTTCCGGCTCGCGCTACAGCTGGGCATGTCAGTACGCCAGGCGCAACGGGAAATCGACAGCGCCGAGTTCAACGAATGGATGGCCTATTACTCGCTGGAGCCATTCGGCGAGCAGATCGCCGACATCCGGCACGGCATTGCGGTTTCGACCCTGGCCAACATCAACCGGGACGCGAAGCAGCGCCGGGAGCCATACGAAGTTTCGGACTTCGTGCCCTGGCATGAGGACAACCGGAGGCCGAAGGGCGAAACGGCAATTCTGCTGGAAGACCCGGAGCAGCAGACCGAAGCAATGATCAACGCGATGTTCGGCGGCAGCGTCCTCCGAGCGTGAAAGCACCACATCTCAACCCGCCCGCTGATGCGGGTTTTTCTTTTAAGGACCATCACCATGCCGTCTACCGCATTTTCCTCGCAAGGCACCGTCATCAGCGTCGGCACCACCGCCGGCGCCGCGAACCCGCTCACCAGCATTTCTGCCACCAGCCCGGCCATCGTCACCGATTCGGGCCACGGCTTCGTGAACGGCGACGTCGTCACGCTGTCCGGCATCGTCGGCACCATGTCCGTGCTCAACGGCCAGTCCTTCGTCGTCTCGAACTCGACCCCGAATGCGTACGCGCTGTTCGGCTCGGATGCCACCGGCCTGGCCTACACGTCCGGCGGCACCGCAACGCCATTGAACTGGGCGCCCATCGCCAACGTGAAGTCGTACAGCGGCTTCGACGGGTCCGCATCCGAGATCGACGTGACGAACCTGTCCAGCATCGCCAAGGAAAAGCGCCTCGGCCTGCAGGACTTCGGCTCGTTCAGTTTCGACATCAACCCGGACTTCAGCGATGCTGGCCAGAACGCCCTGCGCGCTGCGAAGGCGGCCGGCTCGATCAAGAACTTCCGGGTTGCTTACCCTAACGGCAAGGCGGCTTCGTTCTCGGGCTTCGTCAAGTCCATGCCAGAGCAGGGCGGCGTGGATGGCGTACACTCGGGCTCGGTTTCCATCACCGTGAGCGGAGCGGTCGTCGTCGCGTAATCCATCGTCGGCCCCGTCGTTTACCTGGCGGGGTTTACCTGTCATTATTTCCTTTCAATAACATTGGAGGGGAAATGTTTCCACGACTGGCACTATCGATTTTTGTAGTTGCGGCCTTTGTCTCCGCTAATGGACAAGCAGAAGTGCAAAAAGTCCAAGGCAAAAGATCGGCGAAAGCGGTTGAAACTGCATCGGAAAAAAAGGCGCCGGCGTACGGTGAGATTTTCGATTTCCGTGGCATTAAGCTCGGCATGACGCAGGCGGAATTCAAAGCCGCTGAAATCCCCAAAGAAGCCGTACCATCTGCGCCAATTCAAATCCCGGGGATGAGACAGCAAGTTGTTTCATCCAAAGCTGAGTGCACAAATGACGAAGGCGCGGCAGATACCGTAAAGCTATTTGTGCGAGATAAAGATATTGGCGTAACGGAGTGCGCCTGGGTGATCCGTGAAGAATCCTATTCCACGTCTGCCAGGAAATCGCCGCTATATGCCGCTGGGGCAGGAGTTAAAGATTATCGATTTAGGTTTATCGCGCTGCCTGGTGAAGAGCCGAAATTATTTTCTATTGAGCTTGAAACGCGCGCCAATAGGCACCAAGAACTCGTTGATGCGCTTACGACAAAATTCGGGCCGCCGGCAGAATCGGAAAATGGCACCGTGCAAAACCGAATGGGAGCCACGTTTGAAAATAACACTGTGGTATGGGAGAACGCTACAGGCCAAATAAAAGTACTACAGAGAGCTCTCGATATAGAGACTGGGCTGACCTTCTTTTACTTAAAAACCCATTTCGTATATTTTGCAAAACTTGCGAAAGATAAAAAAGAAAAGAATGGCCCTGGGGTTTAAATAAAACCAAACCAACTTAGCCCGCTTACGAGCGGGTTTTTTTATGGGAAAAACATGGCATCACTCGGAAAACTGACGGTCGAATTGGAAGCCAATATGGCCAAGTTCCAATCGGAAATGACCAAATCGGCTTACATCACCGAGCAGGCCATGAACAAGATGGCGGCCGGCGCCGACCTGGCAAAGACTGCGATCAAGGGCTTGGCAGCCGGGCTTGTCGCAGGACTGGCTGCCAATGGGTTGAGCGCTGTCACGACCGCAATCAACAGCACCATCGACTCATTCGCAAAGCTGGACGACATGACGCAGAAGACTGGCGCCTCGGTCGAGGGCCTGTCGAAGCTGTCGAAGGTCGCGGTGACGTTCGGGCAAGATTTCGGCGAAGTGGATGCCGCACTGGTGAAGCTGGCTAAGGGCATGAACGGCGTCGACGAGGAAGGCAGCAAGGTCAAGGCCGGGCTGGAAGCGATCGGCATTTCGACCAAAGACCTCAAGTCGCAAGATCCAGGCGAGGTCTTTGTCCAGGTGGCGCGCAAGCTCCAAGAGTACAAAGACGGCGCATCCAAGACAGCCCTCGTCATAGACGTGCTTGGAAAGTCGGCCGCCAATCTGCTGCCATACATGAATGACGTGGCGGATAACATCGACCGATTCAAAGGAATTTCTTCTGAGGCGGCGGCCAGCGCGGCGGCATATCAAGATCAGCTCGGCCTGTTGAGAGGTCGCCACACCGAGCTTGTGCAGTCTATCGTCGGGGCTGCCTTGCCGGCCATGCTTGACTTCACAAAGGCGTTGCTCGACTCGAAAGAGGAGGGGAAAAAGCTTTTCGCAGACGACTCTATTACAAAGTGGGCGGACCTTGGCGCGAAAGCTGCCGCCTACATGGTGGACAGTTTCACTCGCGCCATTTCAATCATCCAGATGACCGGATCCACCATCGCGGGCGTCCTCTCCAGCGTAGCCCTGGCGGTGAAGGGAGATTTCAGCGGCGCCAGCGCGGCATTCGGCGCCACCGGGAAGGAGCTGCAAGCCAACTTCGATTCTTTTATGCAGAAGAAAACGATGATGCAGCGAGTGACGGAAGAAATCGCCGGCCGCCCAGACCGCGCCAGATCCAAGGAAGAGGATTCACGAGATTCCGCCATGATGAACGCGCTTGGCTTTAAAAGCGGGAAAAAGGATTTGCCCTACACAAGCCCGAAAGCCGCCGGCGCGGCTGGCGCTACCGATGACCCGGCCCGCAAGCAGCGCGACCTCGCGGTAAAACAAATCGAAAATGCCCTGGCCGCCGAGCGGGACGCCATCAAGTTCCACGACGATTACATCAGCGAGCTGCGCAGCCAGGATCTGATCGACTACAAGACGTATGACGCCGAAAAGCAGGCATCGCGCGATGCGGACCTGGCCTCTGCCGTTTCCGCGTACGACAAGGAGATTGCGGTCCTGCAGGCATACAAAGCCAAGACCGACAAGCTCAAGGAAAGGGCCGACGCTGACCTGAAGATCGAGGAAGTGCGCGGCAAGAAGGACAAGGCCATCCAGGACGCCAGCCAGAAGACCGTCATGGCGACCCTGGAGCAGACGCGCGCGCAGAGCGAACTGAAGAAGGTCATGGATGACTGGAACCGGCAACAGTCGCAGAGCCTGGACCAGATGCAGGCCGAGGTCGACATGATGGGCATGTCACAGGTGGAAATCGCCAAGCTGATCGCCGCGCGTCGCATCCTGCTGGATGTCGAGGAGCAGATCCGCCGCGCCAAGGAAAAGGGCGATGTCTCGGATGAATCCCTGGACGGCTACCGCAAGCAGGCGGCTGCTGCCATCAAGCGCAGCAACGAGATTTACGACGCCGGCGACAAGAAGGCCAAAGATCCGTACTTCAACCTGACCGAATCCCTGCGCCGGTACGGTGAGGAAGCGCAGAACGTAGGCCAGCAGATCGGCAGCGCGATGACCAATGCGTTCCGCGGCGCAGAGGATGCGCTGGTGACTTTTGCGATGACCGGCAAGTTTGCCTTCGGCGACCTGGCGAAATCGATCCTGGCCGACCTGGTGCGCATCCAGGCGAAGAATCTGGTTGTTGCGCTGGCCGGTTCTGGCGGCACGGCAGGCGGCGGCATCATCGGCTCCCTGTTCGCCAACATTGCCGGGGCGCGGGCGGATGGCGGTCCTGTAAACGGTGGCAGCAGCTACATAGTTGGTGAGCGCGGACCGGAGGTGTTCAAAGCGCCATCGTCCGGCACGATCATCCCTAATGAGGCTCTGCAAGGCGGCAGCAGCTCCATGCCTAGCATCATCATCCACCAGACCAACCACATCGACAGCCGGACCGACCAAGGTGCGATTGCTCAGATCATGCAGCGGACAAAGGCAGAGACCAAGGCTGAAATCACGCGCGAAATGCAGCGCAGCCGCAACGCATATTCGAGGGCTTAATGGCGATTCTCACTTTCCCGTCGATTATCCCGACCCGTGCGACCTGGGGGCTGAAGTCCATCACCGAGGCATTCACGTCGCCGCTCAACGGCACAACCCAGACCAGCGGCCGCCCCGGCAGCCGCTGGAAGGTGACGCTGGAGTTCGAGAGCATGAACCTGTCGCAGGGCGCCACGCTGGACGGCTGGCTGGCCGGCATGGATGGCATGTCGAACCGCACGAACATCTATCCGCATCACCGGCCCGGCACCGGCGCCACCGCCACGGTCAACGGCGCCAGCCAGGTCGGCTCGACGCTCAACATCAACTGCGCCGCCAACCGTGTCTTTGCTGCGGGTGACTTCTTCTCCGTCAATGGCGAACTGAAGATGATCACCGCGTCGACCGTGGCGAACGGCACCGGCCAGGCCACGCTGGCATTTTCGCCCATGCTGCGCGCCTCGCCGACCAGCGGATCGAACGTCGTCTTTACCCAGCCGACCGTGCAGATGATGCTCGCGCAGGATGAATACGGCGTCACGCGCGTGCCCGGCCCGCTCTACGAAAACATCACGATCTCCATGATGGAAGTCTTTCAATGACACACCCGCTTGATGCGAACCAGTCCGCGGCGCTGGCGGCCAGCCACATCGAGGGCATCGCCTTCGTGCAACTGGACTTCACGACCACGCTGCGCCTGTCGACCCTGCCCTACAACTTCAGCTGGAACGGCTTTAACTGGATCGGCACCGGCACGCTCGGCGCCATCTCGTCGATCGGCGAGAACGTGGACCTGCAGGCGCAGGGCGTGTCGCTGTCGCTGTCGGGCATCGCGCCGTCGCTCATTTCCACCGCGCTGGGCGAGCAGTACCAGGGCAAGCCGTGCCAGATATGGTTCTGCCCGCTCAATCCCGACACCGGGCAGCTGATCGGCACGCCGATCCGCATCTTTTCCGGCCGCATCGACACGATGGATATCGAGGTTGGCGAGCGGGCCACCCTCACGCTGACCGCAGAGGGAAAGCTGATCGACTTCTTCCGCCCGCGCGTGTCGCGTTACACCGACGCCGAGCAGCAGCTGCGGTATCCAGGCGACCTGGGGCTGCAGTATGTCAATTCGCTCATCGAAGCACAAGTGATCTGGGGCCGCGCATGAACCGCATCGAAAACTGGCCGTCGCTCTTGGTCGACTTCATCGAAAGCCGCCGCGAAACTCCCTTCTCCTGGGGGCGGTCCGACTGCTGCCTGTTCGCCGCCGACGCGGTGCAGGCCATCACCGGGACCGACTTTGCAGCGCAGTGGCGCGGCACCTATAGCGATGCCCGCGGCGCCCTGGCGCACATCGAGGCGGCTGGCGGCGTGCCGGCACTGGTCCCGTTCGAGGAAGTAGAGCCGGGCTATGCGCAGCGCGGCGACGTGGTGATGCTGGACATGGATGGGCGCGATGTGCTGGCCGTCCACCTAGGCAACGTCATCGCCGGCCAGGGGCCGGATGGTGTGACCTTCGTTCCAAACAATGCCGCCGTCAAGGCGTGGAGAACTGCATGATCCCGAAATTGCCAAAGCGGCAGCGACGCAAATTCAAGAAGCTGCTGGCGACGTGCGTGACCTTCGCTGCGCTGGCGACGGCATCGGGCAACCTGCAGGCCGAGCCGGTCACGGGCAGCATCGCCACGGCGCTGATGTATTTTGTCGGCTATGACACGGCTATTGCCATTGCCGCGGCTGTGGTGTCGTTCGCCGTGTCGTCCGCGCTGTCGTATGCGGTCGGCGCGATCACGCAGCCATCGACGGGCGGCTACAGCAGCAATGCGCTGTCGAACCGCACGCACATGGTCCGCTCGTCCGTCGCGCCGCGCAACATGGTCTACGGACGCTGCATGGTGTCCGGCCCGCTCGCGTTTATTGGCACGTCCAACCGCGGCGACGGAACGAATGGCGTTGGCGGCACCACGATCAAGGGCGGCGAGAATGCTTTCCTGCACCTGGTGGTCATGCTGGCGAACCACGAGATTGACGGCGTTGAGGAAGTGTACCTGGGGGATGACCCCATCGGCTTCTCCACGATGGTCAACAACAAGCCGACCGGCGGCAAGTTCGGCAACCTCATCAATCAGGGAGATGCCATCACGACGACGTTCACGGTGCCGGCAAATTCGACTGGCATCACCTTGGGCGGCCTGGGTGCAACGTCGATTCTCGGACTGGCAGAAGTCGGCGCTACGCCAGCGGCTGCGCCAAGCGGCGGCGAAGGTGGTGTGGACGCCTTTGGCAACCCGATCCTGCCAAACGGCGGCACCGCCAGCATCGACACCGCATTTACATTCGTCAATGCCACCACGGTCACGACGCCGGCCGTCAACAGGTCGCGCAACATGGCGATCACCTTCCTATCAAAGGGGACTCCCGCGTCCTATGTGGATTGCTATGCGCATCTAGGCAGCCCGTCGCAAACTGCCAATACGGCGCTTATCGCATCCTGTCCGGCGCAGTGGACTGCAGCGCACCGCCTACAGGGCGTCGCCTACCTGTACATCCGGCTGCTCTACAACACAAAAGTTTTCCCGAACGGCATACCGAACGTCAAGGCGATGGTGCGCGGCAAAAAAGTGCGAGATCCTCGCAGCGGCAGCTACCCCAACGACGCGCCGACATGGAAGGCGAACTATGCGCTATGCGCGATGGATTACCTGAAATCAGCAGATGGGCTGGGCTGCACAGATGCCGACCTTGACCTGGAGCAGATCAAGGTCGCCGCAAACATTTGCGACGAAGTGGTCAATATTCGAGATCAATATGATGGTCGAGTGATTGCTGAAGGTTTGCCGTACCAGCAGTATCGCTATGAGGCGCACGGCACGCTGCTGCTGGATCACGATGTGGAGGAGAACCTGCGCAGCCTGTCGACGGCGGGCGGCGGCCCGGTGCCCTTGTTGGTGTCCGGCCGCTTCCAGATCCCTGTCGGCTACTACGGCACGCCGGTGGCGCAGGCGCTCACGGAGTCGGACCTTCGCGCGGCAGTCAAGGTGCGCCCACGCACGTCCCGGCGCGATCTGTTCAATGCGGTTGGCGGAACCTACGTCGACGGCCGTATCTCCTGGCAGCCGACAGACTTCCCGGAGGTCGCCAACAGCTTCTATCAATCGCAGGATGCCGGCGAAAAGATCCGGCGCGACGTGACGTTCCCGTTCACGACCGACGAGATCATGGCGCAGCGACTGGCGAAGATCATGCTGGAGCGCAGCCGCCAGGGCATCACGATCGACTGGCCCGGCAAGCCGAGCTGCTTCCGCCTGTCGGTGGGCGATCTGGTGCCGGTCACGCTGGCGAAGTTCGGCTGGAATGCGAAAGTGTTCCGCGTCATCGCCTGGAGCATGGAGAGCAACGGCACCATTGACCTGGTGCTGCAGGAGGATGCAACGGGCGTGTATGACTGGAACTACGGTCAAGCGACGACGACGGACCTGTCAAAGGACACGGATCTGCCCGACCCGTCCTACATCACGCCGGTCGGTGCGCTTACGCTGTACTCCGACAGTTCAGAGCTGGTGCGCACGGGCGACGGCACGATTGTCAGCCGGCTGCATGTGATCTGGCCGGCGTCGACTGATGCAAGCGTGGTCAACGGCGGCGAGTTCCAGGTGCAGTACAAGAAGGCATCCGAGACGTTCTGGACGCCGTGGGACAAGGTAAGCGGCGCCTTTAACGAGACATGGATCAGTCCGGTTGTCGACACGGAAACGTACTACGTGCGCGTGCGCGCGGTGAACAGCCGCGACATTGAAACGGATTGGGTCTACGCCAAGCACAAGATCATCGGCAACACTGGGGCACCACCGAATGTGTCGAACTTCACCGTTACCGTGCGCGCAGATGGAACCCGGTCATTTAGCTGGTCGACAAGCAATCAGCCGGTGAACGTAACGACAGGTGGTGGCTATCGGCTCAAGTATCGTCCGGGCGGCAGCAATGCCGCGTGGGCAGACATGACGCCGCTACACAATGGCCTGCTGTCGCAGTCGCCGTTGCAGATCGCCGACCCGGTTGCTGGTTTTTATGATTTCGGCATCGTTGCGGTCAATGCAAGCCGCGTCGAATCCTCCACGCCTGCGATGATCAACGACGCGACGATCGGCAAGGAGCCAGTCAGTTATGAGGCGTCGGTCAATCTCATCCCAAACAGCGATTGGCAAATGTCCAATGGCACCAGCAGCGGAGAGGCGTGCCTGTACGGATGGACGCTGACGACCAGCGATAACGGGTCGTATGCTGGTGCGGCGCGTCCAGCCGGTATGGGCCGGAATCGCACGCCATGGAATATCGGGCGAGGCGGAGCCTGGCTATGGCATTCCACGACGGTGGCGAATGCCAGTGGCGTTGCGCAACCACGCAGCGATGCGCCGACCGCCTCAATCTATACGAGCGACGGACCCGGCGGGCGCTTTATGGCACCCGTTACCGCCGGCGTTATTTATGAGGCTTCGGTGTTCGTCAATCCGCATCAATGCCAGGTTGAAATGACCATTGAGTGGTTCAAGAGCACGCAAGATGGCAATGGGCAATATCAGCGGTCAACAGTGGCGACAAGCTCCAGAGTTGACGGGGTATTCGCCGCCGGCGCGGGATCAACGGGCGACGCCGGACTCGGCGGCTATACTGCGCCAAATGCCGGCATGTATCAGCTATGGGGCACGATCACAGCGCCGTCCGATGCGGCATTTGCGCGCATCGTCCTTATCAAACATGGCACGTTTCCTGATTCTGGCGGGCTCAATAAGGAGAGTTACGCCTTTTGGAACAAGGCCATGTTGTGTATCGCGCGCCAGGGCGTGACGCGTCAAACAGCGACGCCGTGGATTGAATTTACTTACGATCAACTGCACGGCGGCAGCCTGGCGGGAGGCTCTGTCGACAGCGCCCAAGTTGCCGCAGAGGCGGCAACTACTGTTCGGGTAACTGACACTCTGGACACGGGCAGATGCACGCAGAATCCGGCGAACGGCCAAACGGCAATCAACTCCATTCCCTATACCGCCGCTGTCGATTGCACGGTCACTGTATTTTGGCAGGTGAAGTACCTTATCGAAAATACCGGGAATGGCACAAGTGGCGGCACGGTGATTGTCTATAGCGACCCGTTTATCCAGCTTGGCGGGGAGCCGAACGGCGCAAACGATCCGTACGCCGGGTCAAAATCATACGTCGAGTACGACGCGCCGGCAGGTCAGAGCATTTCCGGGACTCGCTCTGGATCTCGAACCTACACCATGCAAAAAGGCGGGTATGCCGTTTTCTATTTAACGGGCGCAGGCGGAGCAAGCAGCGCGCAGCGCAATATTTACTTGCATCCGCAGTGGTCATCCCTTCGCTTGGAGGTCGTAAAACGATGATGGTCTTTAGCGAATACAATCAATCAACTGGGCTGCTGACGGGGCGGCGATATATTGGGCTGCCGAATGGATTGCTGGACATGGTGAGCCTTAGTCCTGAGTCCACATATCTATTGGGCGAGTACGATCACCTCTCGCAGCGTGTTGATCTGTCGACCGGCAATGTTGTGGATTATCAGCCGCCACAACCTGGGGCATCCTATCAGTGGGACTCAGCGAGTCGGCGGTGGGTATATGTGGCAAATTCCGCCGAAAGGCTGTGGACGGCCAAGGACGACGCATTGCGAGAAGTGTATGCGTACTACTCCGCCAAACTCTCCGACGTGCGGGCCACATATCCGGCAGATGAGGTTGCAAGTTGGGGCAAGCAGGAGTCAGAAGCACGCGCCTGGACAGCCGACCATGCCGCACCGACGCCACTGCTGTCCGCTATCTCTGCCGCGCGTGGTGTGCCGTTCGCGCTGCTGGTTGAAAAGGTCATCGAAAAAGCCGATCTGTTCGCTGCCGCATCCGGTGCGCTGATCGGTGCGCGACAGCATGCAGAAGACCGAATCAATGCCGCGACCACGCCAGAGGAAGTCGCTCAGGTCGTAGCAGATATTTTCCCCGCCGAGTAGTCATCCAGCCATACCACCCAGGCCCGCCGCGTGCGGGCTTTTTCCATTTAAGGACCCCATGAACAGCATCCCTGCAGCACCAGCCTTGCCGGCCAATGCCCCGACCGTCTTCGAGATGTGGGACCACTCGGGCGCGACGCCTGCGATGACCTCCGTTGTCGTCCTGAATCAGCGCGGCCCGGATTTAGTGCCGGACGACGCTGTCTATGCGGCCGAGCGTGGCGCCGCGGCCTGGTATAGGTCCGATGAGGTCCTGAGGTTGGGTGACTTCGTCTTCGGCGCGCACCTGCTGGTCTCTGGTGCGCAGAACACCACCTCCGGCACGCAATCCCTGCTGGAATCGTTTATCAAGATCGACAAGCGCAGCCCGACTTGGCCGACGTACCCGTTCTCGGCCACCTACAACCAGAAAACCGAGTCCGTCTTCCCGGGGCCGCACAAGATCGTCGCCAAGGACTCCGCCGGGAAGGTCGTCCATACCTTCGAGATGCATGACGGCCTGCCGATCAACGACCCGTCGCTGCACCAAGGTTACCCCACCGAGACGAAACCGCTGCGCCCGAAGGTTTCGGTAGGCAGCGTGCTGCCATGGTGGAACGAGCCGCCGCGCCAGTCGGCCAGCCTTGCGCAGATGTTCGCCGGGATCACAGACGACGGGATGCGCCCATCGCAGACGAAAACGCATTTTTCGGTGCTGTCATGCGAGCCGCCGATCACGAGCGGGTACAACCGCTACTCGCTGAATTCTCTCGCCGACATTTGGCGTTCCAGGGAATGGCCAATGCCGAAGGCGTCTTACTGGCCTGACCCGGCCACCGCCGACCCATACGCGAACTATTCAGACCTAGCTTATGACGGCCACAGCGCATTCATGGGCGCGTACATCGAGGGTTACCGCTACGAGCCGGGCTCCTACACCACGCACAACAAATACACCGCGCCTGGCGGCCCGCGCTTTGATCGCGCAACGTTCCCCAGCCAGATCGCGCTCTGGATGACCAAACCGAATGGCAAGCGGCTTGACGGTGGCGTCGCGTTTTCCACGATCGCGTACGAGTTCGCTTTGGCGTACGGCAACCACCCGAACCACTGGTCTCCAAATCCGGCCACAGCCGCGCTCTGGTCGTCGGACGCAGACCTGATCGCCTCGAAAGACTACTTCACCGGCAATTACTACGGCGACGGCGGCCCGGACGGTCCGAACGCGATCCGTGTCAACGCTGCGCAGCGCGACGGAACCGGTCCGCAGCACTACGACAAGAACGGCGACATGCCATATCACGGCTGGGGGCGCGATTCGCTCCATGACTACACCACTGCTGGCGACGCGGCAATTGCCATGCAGAGTCCGATGATGGCGGTTCTGTCGAAATGGGATACTGCAACTGCCTTCATGTGCCATGGCAATGCAAACCGATCCGGGCGCGACGGCTACCTCGTGCGCGACATGGCTTGGGACTGGAAGCACATGGTCTGGTCCTGGAAGCTTGGTGCGGATCACCCGCTGGCGTTTAAGCGCAAGGACATCGAGGACCGGTTCTGCGTGCGTCTGGAAGCCATCCACCGCGACATCGTCGCCCCCATATTGGCTGGAGCGCGGCCGGCCGGCATGTATGAATACCTCGAAGGCCTGGTGCGCTTCGGTCAGCCGCTCGAGCGCGATGGCGACCGGTGGGGGTGCCACGGCGGCGGGCTGGGCTTCTACCTGGGCGGCGTGCTGATCTACATGAAGCAGTCTGGCATGTGGGCGGCCATCCAGGCGCGAGGCGGCAAAGCATTCGAGGCGCTGGTATTCACGGTGCGCTGCGCCTGCCAATACGCGTTCGGCATCTTCGCGCAGACCAAAGCGACGATGTTCTCGAACCCATCCTACCCAGCCGATTACATCTTTGCCGACGGCACCGGCATGCCAGCGGGCTGGGCGGAGTGGTCGAAGGTGGTTGAGGGCGACGTGCCATTCTCGCCGAGTGGCGACGTGTCGATCTACCCGACCATGCAATTCGTCCATGCGATGTGGGATTACTTCCCGGAGATCGACCATCCGCTGAAGAAAGCCGCCTATGACGTCGTGGTCGCGTTCGAGCAGCGCGTAGCGACCAGCGTCGCAGCAGAGCGTGACCTGCAAAGGCAGCGGGACAGGGATTTCACCTACCGCTATCCCGGGGTGGCACCGATCAAGGCCCCGGCTGTACTTGGCCCCGGCGCGGCAGTCGCGCTGCCCGAGCTAAAGTCAGTCGCGGCGTCGATCATCGTGCCAGCCTGGACGCCAGACACCGACACGGATGCCGGCACTTGGGTCTTGATAGGGAAAGAGAACGACAAGCTGACCGTCGACTCGGACACGCGAGTCTGCTATGGCATTAACCGGCAGTGGCTGGTCACGACGCTCTCGGGCGTATTCGACGCCTCCAATGGCTTCTTCGGCACGGACCCGGCACCAGGCGTCAAGAAAGTGGTCATGAAGTTCGTTCCGGCAGCAGTCCAGCCGGCGCCCGAGCCAGTGCCCGAGCCAGTGCCGGAACCTGCGCCGCAGCCGACACCAGGCCCGACGCCGACTCCGCAGCCAGTCCCGGAGCCACAACCGCAGCCAGTTCCAGAGCCACAGCCGGATCCAGTTCCCGTCCCGGCGCCCGAGCCGCAGCCGGACCCGGCGCCAGCGCCCGACCCGGTGCCGCCGGCCAAGACGCCCATGCCGGTGGGGATCGCAATCATCGCTGCGATGACAGCCTTCCTCGAGACCTGCGGCTACACCGTCACGAAAAAGTAAAGCGATCAACCAGGTCAGGTTCCGCTGCGGCGGGCCTGACCCCTGCTTGAAGGAAGTGCAATGGCAACACCATGGATTGAAAACCTGCTCGGCTCGCTCGGGATGGCCGGGGGTGGCGCCCTTGCGATCAAGTGGGTTGTGGAGGCGTGGCGCGAAGAAAGGGCGAAAAGCCGCGGCGCTCATGCCGAATCGCAGGCGATTAAGCACCTTAGCGCAGAGGTCGACCGGATGGCCAAGCGCATGGACGAATTGGAGAAAGATGTTGCCGAGAAAAGCGCCGCGAACGCCGCCCTTCAAAGTGAGATTGATGAGCAACGTCGCCTGCGCCGGTTGGCTGAAGACAAGTTTGACGCAGAGTGCAGGGCGCGTCAGGACCTGGAGAAACGAGTGGCAGAACTGGAGAAAAAATCATGATCAATGAGCGACGGACCAGCCATGGGCGGCGCGTAGTTGATTTCCTGTGCGAAAGCAAGTCACACACATGGAAAGCAATTCTTGGCATCGCAATACTGGTGGTGCTGCTCATCTTCACCGGCATGCAAATTCAGGCCTGGCGAGAAAGCGCCGAGCGGTCTGCACTCATTGCCGCCGGCCAGGAGACGCTGGCGACGTGCGAGCGCCGGATCATCTCGGTGCGCGACTACTTCGGCAATCAGGCGGCCGAGCGTGCCGAGGTGGTGGAAGAGGTCAAACGCTTGGCCGATGAGACGCTGCGCATCCAGAAAGAGACGCTGAGCCTGATCCAGCGCCGTGCACCGGTTACCGATCGCATCGCCCGCAAGGTCGAGCAGATCGATGCCAAGGCGACCACTGCGGCTGTGGCGGCAACCGATGCCAAGGTCGAGGCTGCGCGGGCCGCGACGGCGCTTGAGTCGAGCACGCCAGTGACGCCCAAGGCCGCCGGCGAGATCAACGACGCTGTCCGCGCCATCAACCGGAGCCACAAATGAAGCCGATTGCCATCTTGCTGCTGGCGCTGGCCGGCTGCACCACGCCCGCGCCGCCGGCATCGTCGCCGTGCCCGGACCTGCCGGAACTGGCGCAGGCGGCCACCTTGGCCGATCTGGAAGCACATCACCTGGCAGTCGTCCGGCTGTACGGCGCCTGCCGGGCGGCGAAGAGCCCACCCAAACTGGAGAAGTGAAATGACGTTTGACGAAGCATTCGAGCGGGTCATCGGGCACGAGGGCGGCTACACGCCAGGTAAGGGTGACCCGGGGGGCGAGACCAAATTCGGCATTAGCAAACGGTCCTACCCGGGCGAGAACATCCCCGGCATGACGCTGGCCCGGGCTAAGCAGATCTATTTTCGGGATTATTGGGGCCCGGCCGGCTGCGACAGCGTGCCGGCGGCGATTCGCTTCGACCTGTTCGACATGGCGGTCAACTCCGGCGTGCGCGCCGCGGTCAAGTGCCTCCAGGGCGCGGCTGGCGCCGAGCAGGACAGCATCCTCGGACCACGAACCCTCCAGGCGATCGGCGCGCTGGACGGCGCCCGGCTGGCGGCCCGGTTCAACGGCGCGCGCCTGCAGTTCCTGACCGACCTGAGCACCTGGCCAACCTTTTCCCGCGGCTGGGCCCGCCGCATTGCCTCCAACCTGATGAAAGCCTGATATGGATCCCGTGACGATAGCTCTGGCCCTGGCCACCCAGTTCGCACCGAGCATCTTGAAGTACCTGACCAACAGCGACACCGCCGGCGCCGTGGCTGCGCAGGTGATCGACATCGCTAAAACCGTCACCGGCAAAGGGACGATCGGCGAGGCGCGCGCCGTGCTCGAGCTGGATCCGGCAAAGGCGGTGGAGTTCCAGCTGGCGGTCATGCAGAACGATACCGACTTGGCCAAGGCCTACCTGGCCGACATCCAGAACGCCCGGGCGCGCGACATGGCGCTGGCCGCCGCCGGCGTCAAGAACACCCGAGCGAACGCGCTGGCCATCGGCGCGGCCTCGCTGGTGCTGGTGACCCTGGTCATCGTTGTGTGGGCGACCAATATGGACGACTTCGCCAAGGCGACGATCACCCTGATCTGCGGCCGGGCGCTGGGCTGGGTGGAACAGGTGTTTTCGTTCGAGTTCGGCACTACCCGCACCAGCGCCAAGAAGGACGACACGATCAACAATCTGACGAAGTCGTAGCGATGAGCCTGCGCACGCTGTCGAACTGCATTCTCTTCGCGGTCGTCCTGCTGTTCCGCCGGCGTGCCTCAGATGACCGGCGCCGGAAAAAGGGCGTGCCGTCGATGCGTAAGAATGGCGAGTACCTGGTGCTGCGGAAGAGCGACTGGGGGCCATTTCCGCACGTCATGCACGGTCGGATGGGCAACGATGGCAAGATCCGCGTGGTCTCGTACAAGCCGGTGTCGCCCCGGAAGAGGGCGCTGCCGCCGCCGTTGTTTGCCGGGAAAGTCGTGTGGGGGGATGTGCGGAAGAAGCCGGGTGGGCATGGCTAAGTGCAGAAATGCATACTCTGCCGGCAATCACTTTTCCACCAATTTGATGGAGGTGATTTCATGGATTACGCTCGGCATATTCTTTGCGCCACCAACGTGCAATTTAATGCCCGTGTCAAATTCGTCTTGGTATGTGAAAAACATAAGCCCGGCGGGAAACCGCGCCATGTTATTTCGATAGAATCCGACCCCGCGCTTAACTTCGTCGTAAACCCGCGATTCATTTAGTTTTGCAGGCTGATCTTTTTCGATATTGCCCTTCGCATCAAACTCAAGCACCCCATTGTTGCTCGACTCCGAAATCATTAAAGCCTGCACGTTTGTGCCCAGCTTGCGAGCTTTGGCGATTTCCTTGTGGAGAAGATCGCTAGTAGCGGACATCCGGCATTCGAAAATAGAATCAAGCATTGCCTTATCTGATTCTCGATTTTCTGTGCCCTGCAAGACTGAGCCATCGCGGAAAAAGGATAAGCGCTGTCGCAGTTCTCGCATGTTAGACCCCTTGAAAACGCCACATTTTTCCGGATAGCGCATCGATAGCCAGTCCAAAGTTTTCTCGTGCACGCCGTCCAATAAAATCGTTGACAAATAAAAATCGAATGCAACTACGTCATATCCTTTTGGAATGCCGCCGCCGATAAACATATTTCCGGCGCTGTCATAGGTAGTAAGTCGGCCAGTTTTTATAGCCGCTTTCCAAGAATTCCATTCTTTCTTTTCTGCGGGAGCAAGATTTTTGCCGCCGTTTCTATGGTGATTGTCGATAGTAAAAGCGTAAGCGCCAGCGCTTCTGTCTATTTTTGTGGCGAATTCACGGTTAAACATGCCGCTCGCGAAGATTACGCCTAACTTCGAATTGCTTATCCCATGTGAGGCCAGGAATCGTTTAATTTCTGCGCCGGCCCTTTCCAATTCTTTCTTGCTGATGCCATTTAAGTAAGGCTCATCGACCAGAAAGATTGCTCCGATATTTTCTTCGTGCAACTTCATCGCCGGGATGTAGGGGGCCAGCCTCAGACGAATTTCTTTATTGGCCGGCAATACCCTTATTTTGTTGTCAGCCATAGCTGTCAGCCGCTTTTGGTGTGTCTTCCCATCTGGCGTAACGAAAGTTCGGTTCAGGCGGCTGGCCGGCTTGATGTCGGAGAGAAGTAACTCGAAGTCCAGGTGCACTGCAAAATTATGCCCTTTTGCAGATGAAAGACTTTTGCTCAGCTGCTCGACACTTTGAACGTTGATCATCGCAAAGTCAGTTTTCTTCACCACCTCGGCGGGAACGCCGTAAGGAGAAAAGAACCCGATGATTTCAGCGGAGTTCGCGGCGCCGGCAGAGCAGATAGCGGCTGCGATAAAAAATATGTAGCTGGAAAATTTCAT